GAATGAGAAACTCAAACATTAACACAGAAGCATTTATGAGAACAGGTAACCAACCAGTACGTTACGAAGTAACTAACGAAGGTCCAAATGGCAGATTAGAATTAGATATGACTTCTATTCAAACAAGTGTGCCATTAGTTGACGCTTCTTTCTTCCCTGATAATGGTGGTACAATATTAATTGACAACGAAATTATTACATATACAGGTAAAACTGGTGACACATTAACAGGTGCCACAAGAGCCGCGACACTAACAAACTTTGCGGCAGGTTCTACAAGAAACTACACAGCAGGATCGGCGGACACACACTTTAGAAACACAGGTGTTGTTCTAATATCTAATACAGCATCACCGATTATATCGCACTGGGGATCAGCATATCTAACAGATGGTAACTTCGACGAAGATAGAGGATATCTATTCAGTTACGCATCTACTGGATTAAGTCTGACAACTACGAAACAAACTGTATTCCTATTAAGACTAGCACCGTCAGTATCTAATGCATTGACAGGTGACCTAGGAGATAGAGATCTACTTAACAGAGCCCAGTTGCTACTAGACGGTGTTGAGATTACAACAGACGTTCCGGCGGCGGGCGTAAACGGACAGTTGGTTGTACAGGGTGTATTGAATCCACAAAACTATCCAATTGATCCAGCAGATATAGGTTGGGGAGACTTGAAAGGTCCAGCACAAGGTGGACAGCCAAGTTTCGCTCAGATTGCGGCAGGTGGTTCGGTTAACTGGAACGGTGGTGCATCACAAACTACTCAAACGGCAGACACTATTGCACAGATGACTGCGACAGCAAACCACTGGTTCAACTTAGGCGGTAACAGAAACTATGCTTACTTCCTTGAAGCACAATGGGAAGGCAAAGGTTTAAGAGTAGGTATGTCTGTAACATCAGGTCAGTTCCCATCAGGTACAGTTGTTACACAGATTATAGATTACAATTCATATTACTTTGTAAGATTCAGTAATAGACACACAGGTATAAGTTCAGGTCAAGCAGTTGACTTTGCACTAGGTGGTGATTTAACTGGTACAAACTTCTTATACATGGATCAAACAACATGGGAGGCTTCTAACGCAGTTAGCGGTACAGAAGTTGACACAGGTTACGCTAGTTTCCCACCAGGTACAACTGTGGCTTCAGTTGATCCATTAGATACATTTGGTGCATCTAACTTCTACAGAGTTACATTCACACAGACATCGACGGGTACGATTACAGCAGGAAGTTCAGTAACGTTTGTATTTGGTCAACCACCATATGCACAACCGGGTGAAACTATATTTTCATTTATTGCGGTGCCAGGTGAAAGAGCAACATTGAATCTAGGAGCGATCAAAGCCTTAACTAACACTACACTAGGTGGACGTGGTACGTTCCCTAATGGTCCAGACGTGTTAGCAATCAACGTATTTAGAACAGCAGGTACGGGTGCTGTGGCAGGAACAGTAACACTGCGTTGGTCAGAAGCACAGGCTTAATTATTTTTCTTCAGTAACGGTAGTTTTTTGATTATCGCCTTTAATTATGCGATAGTTGTCATTGGGATCATCAGCAGTACTAACTTCAGTAATACTTCCATTGTCAGTAAGACATTGTACTTGATGAGGTAGGAAAGGCGGATTACGCCATGTGTCGCCTTCATTTAATTCTTTAGTGTATAAGGTTGCATCTTTAGTATCAATCCAACTTAATAAAAATTTGCCATTGTTTATAAACCAAGATTCATCTTTTATAGCGTGATAGTGCATAGAAAATTTTGCACCTTTTCTATTGAAAACCATTATTTTTCCACAATATAAATCATTGGAAGCAAAAATTAATTCGTATCCCCAACCTTTGTCTATTTTTCCTTCTTTATTAATTGGCATTTAAAAATTCCTCCACTGTTTTAAATTTGTGTTCTATGTTTTTATTTAATTCTGTCAAATCTGCACTAGTGTAGGTTTGATATTGACCTTGTAATTTTGCAGGCATAGGTATGGTTTCTATCTCAGCATTGTATTTTTTGGCTACTAATTCGGCAACTTTCTGAAAAGATATTGGTGCACCTGTGCCAACATTAAAAATACCTGACACATCTGTATCCATCATCTTACTATGCACAGCACACACATCATCTACACACACAAAATCACGCAAATATTGATCACTGTTTTCGAACAATTTTATCTTGCCAGTCTTTGCCTGGTTTGCAAATTTAGTTACTGGTGATGCTTGATCGCCTTTGCTTTCTTCATTGCTACCGTACACATTAAAATATCTATAACCTTGTACAAGCACTTTAAATTCTCCCATTATTGAATTTACAAATCTATCAAATAGATATTTGCTCCAAGCATATGCATTGAGAGGATACACATCGCCATCTTCTTTGAAGTTACCTGTGTTGCCGTACACACTTGCCGAACTGGCATACTGAAAGTTAGTCCCCATTGTGTCACACATTTCTAAAAGTTTCATGCTGTATTCTAAATTTGTTTTTAAAATTTTATCTACATTTCTTTCAGTTGTGCTTGTAATTGCACCAAGATGTATTACCCAATCATACAAGGACGGGTCTGGAAAATGATTAGGATTTTCCCATCTAAATCCTATGACTTCGTGACCTTCTTTAGCCAGTTGCATTCCTAAATGACTGCCTATAAACCCTTTGTATCCTGTTAAACAAATTTTCATTACCAAACATTCTCCCATAATTTAATAATTTTATCTGCGCCTTCAGGTCTTATGCCTTTTGTAAGTTCGTCATGATGGTTTGGCATATAATTCATGTTGATATTAATTCTACTTCTTTTATCTGTACAAGTTGTTCCTGTGTGTTCCATATAACTTGGAAACACTACCATAGAATTTTCAACACTAGGAACTTTAGTCCCGTCTTTAAATTCAGTATAACCATTAGTTGAGTTTACATAATATATCGCTGTATAACTTAATACCACTCTTGTATCTGCATGAAATCCATGTTTAATAATTTTTTCAGTCCTTGGAATATTATTCGCTTTTACTCTAACAAATGTATTTGCTTTTAAAACGTTGAATATAGGATATAACAATTCCCAATTACTCCATTCTGTGGTAACATCTGAAACTCCGTGAAAATTATGAACAAATTGTAATTGATCTTTTTCTTCGGTCATTTTTTGTGAATCTTCTACAACGTGTTCCGTGTAATACCAAGGAAAATGATCACTTAACATTTTATCTTGTATCCTTTGTAATTCTTCTTTAGTAATTACGTTTGTACAAATTAATTTACCGTTTTCAATTCTTGTTTCCATTAACCTTATCCACTATGTTTGTTGTTGAAAATCCTTCTACTGTTGGAAAAATTTTTACTTCTGCTAATTCATTTCCAACCACTGTTTCAAATGTATAATCGCCACCTTTAACAATTATGTTTGGTTTATACTTCCTTAATGCTTCTATTGGCGTGTCTTCATCAAACACAACTACTTCGTCTACCCAAGGTAATTGTAACAACTGTTCTAATCTAGTTTTACTATCATTGTATGGTCTTCCTTCTCCTTTTAATCTTTTTACACTAGAATCAGAATTTATTCCAACAATTAATTTATCTCCTTGTTGTTTAGCAAACTTTAAAAGTTCAAAATGTCCTTTATGCAATATATCAAAAACTCCATTTGTCCAAACTACTGTATCTTCGATGTCCGATTTTTTAACTATCGAAACTCCTCTTCTTTGCACAATTTTCTCTGCACCTTTTACTGCTAATTCACAACACTCATTCATTGTTTTATCGTTTGCATAATGCGATATTATTGCAAGAGTTGAATCTCCTGCTCCACTAACATCTGCAACTTCTACAGTATTACTTCTAATATGATTATATGATTCTTTGGATACAATGTGTATTCCATTTGCACCATCAGTTACAATTAACCATGTCCATTCATTTGAAGCACATCTATATTTTGCGTCTTCTATGTTGAATTTTCCAAACCATGCTTCATATTCTTTCATATTAGGCTTTACCAAATAAGCACCAAAATATCTACTATATCCTTGTTTAGGATCAACATAAACATTTTTACATTTTTCTAAAATACGCATAACAGTATCTTTTTTAATGACACCTTTGTTGTAATCACTTACTATGACAGTGTCATTTTCTTGTAAGTCTTTTAGCAGTAATTCTAATGGAGTATCTAGTGCATAATGCTCTTCTTTATCTACACGTATGAGGTGTTGTCCGTTCTGTCCAATGATTCTTGTTTTGGTAGTAGTCATTTCACCATCTTGGCACAGATGCGACTTTACTCCATTTTGCAGTAAAATTTCTTGGATTTTGTGTCCGGGGATGTCGTTGCCCACGGACCCGTAAAGCCACGTGTCTGTGCCCAAGTTTGATAGGTTTAACGCTAGGTTTCCAGCGCCTCCAACGTTGAAGTCTTTGTTTGTTTCCTTGACTACAAGCACCGGTGCTTCTGGACTGACTTTTTGGCAGTCACCCTGCGTCCACATATCTAGCATTACGTCACCGATGATTTTAATCATTACATTAATTTTAACATTTTGAACACTGTGTCCAATTTTACTTGATTCATTTTGTTTTGAAGAGTCTTACGTAAACCTTGGTGTAATGGCTTAGGCCAATTACCAAAACTCACCCACGCATATCCATCGTGTTCAGTGTTCAATTTTGGAATAAATTCTTTTTCAACGACACACAAGAAAGTGTGATATAAAAAATTTTCGTCGTTGCTTATAAAAGTTTCCATAGGTATTTTCTTTTTAATTTCTACTTCACCTATTTCTTCTTTTATTTCACGGTTTAAACCTTCCCACAAATTTTCGTTAATAGTTGTACCACCAACTAAACCCCATACGTGATTTTGTTTACTTTGTACTCTGTGAAGTAATAAAAACCTTTGGGTATCCAAAGTATAGAAGAGTGCACCGCACCCGATAATTTTACTGCTCATGTAAATAATTATGTGATTAGGATATCTTCCAGGTTCCTTTACGATATTCGCCTTCGAAACTTAATATCCATTCCGTACCATTCCATTTATATTGGATACCAGTTTTTAAATTGGTAATAAATGTAGGTGTAAATGTGCTATCACCTGGATCTTTATTTGCACTTGCGTCAAAAATTATTTCCCAATTAGTACCATTCCATTCAACAATGTCGTTGGCACTGGCAACTAAATCTATATTGCTGTCACCTTTCCATGCATCTGCACCATCAACGTTTTGTGAACTTCCAATATCTTTTAGCAATAACAACCGTTTTCCGTTTTGTTTCATTGCACTAGGATTAAATGTTGTGGGATCAACAATTAGATCAACACTGCCTCTAGTATCTTGAGGTCCTACTATAATTGTGTCTGTAGGTATGGTGTCCATGTCCCATGTAACCAATAATTGCATAGGATTAGATTCATTCAACGCCACAGTGCCTACAACTGGAACATCGATCCCCTCTCTATTCAACTGCACTTTACTTAAACCTGCTTTGAAATTTGGAAGAACATCAAGGTATCCATTCCAAGCAAGTCCACCAATAACACCTTTGTCAATAATAGATACTGTTTGTCCAAGCACGTAAATATCGAACTGCGTTCCTGTCGTTCCTTGTACACTTGAAGTGTCTTTTCTAGATGCAACACTTGTATCGACACTTCCATCTGCGTTGGTTCTAATAGATGCTTTGATACTTTTTTCGTAATCATCTTGGTACGCCATCAACTCTGGCATAGATTGACTTAAATCTATGTTACCTGTCTTTTCATTGAATATACTCGTAATAATGTGTGTAATAACTCCTAATTTTTTTACTTTAGTTGGTGGACTAATAAAAATAGGCATACTGAAAGTTAAAGATGCTACATCAACTTCTGTTTCTGTCCCTAGAGGAATAGTTCTACTTGAAAAAGAAATATTGTTTAGTTCTACAACACTTAAACTTGTCCAATCGATGTAGTTGTCCGTTGTTTGTATTTCTAAACTTGGATTGAATAACATACATATCTGTTCTAATATTTGTAATTTTTGTTCTGTATTACTTGTCCATATGTCACAAGCCACTGTCAATGTATATGGAGTAGGCATTAACCTCTCAACTGTAACATTTTTTCCCTGAATGTTTAGGTATTCTTTTTTATTTTCGTCATATGCCCGTTCTCTTACATGAACCTTACTAACAAAACTTGCGTCTGACAGTCTTGTTCTATCCATTTCTAAATTAGTCACATATATTCCCATTCGAGGAACACTAGGTAATTTATTTTCTGAATTATCTCTTATTATATGCGACACTTGTCTTGTCATGTCACCATACATAACAGGTATTGTACGCAATGCACCATCTCCATCCTTATAGGAGAAATTGCTCATCAGTCTTATGACCTGAGTAATATATCTTCTAATTTGTCCATCGTAAAAATGTTGCATTATTTTTTACCTTTTTT